CAAGTGGGCTACACGGGCAAGCTCCCCAAGGTGCAAGTGCAATCGGCGGAGCTCACCACGGGCATGGATGGTTGGGGTGCCTATGTGACGGGGGTGCAATCGGGCCTCCTCACCCGCGGCCCGGACGATGAGGCATGGGGGCGGCGGGTGATCGGTGCCCCGGAGCTGCCCGTGAAGGAGGAGGCGGATGTGGTCAAGGATACCCCCGCGCCCCTCTTGGTGGGCTCTTTGCAGATCGCCCAAGAGGTGCTCACCAAGCTGGTGGCATCGGCGGCCAACCCCGTGCCCTTGGCGGCGGAGGCGGCCATGGTGTTGCTCCAAGCGGCGGGTCTCCAAGAGGCCAACGCCCGCACCATGATTGAAGCTCAGATCCGGGTCGTGCCCTTCTCGGCGGCCCCCGTTGGTGCGGTGCCCGTGGATGGCGTGGCAGTTGTAAAGGATTCCTTTACACCTCCGCCCGTTGCCCCCGCTCCCAATGATGAGCCCCCGAGCGGAGGCGGCGGAGGCGGCGCACCACCAGCGGCCAAGGAGGAGGTCACGCTCCCGGGCTCCAAGATCACGGTGCCCGCGGCCATTGGGAGTGCGCCCGCCTTTGCCCCTGCTACCTCCGCCAAGGATGGTGGCAACCTTGCGGAGGCGGATGTGGACTTGGAGCCCACCAGCGGGATGGCAGCGGCGGCGGAGCGTGCCCTTGCATGGCGGGATGAGCATGGCCGCGGGGGCACCGAGGTGGGAGTGGCCCGCGCCCGTGATATCAAGAATCTCCGCAACCTCTCCCCGGAGACCGTGCGGCGGATGCGGGCCTACTTCACCCGCCATGCCTCCGATGCCAAGGCGGAGGGCTTCAACAGCGGTGAGGAGGGCTTCCCCTCGGCGGGCCGCATAGCGTGGGATCTATGGGGCGGGGATGCGGGCGCGGCATGGGCCGAGCGGAAGGTGGCGGAGCTTGAGCGTGCGGCTGGTGGCAACCTCTCCGATGGGCTGATCTTGGCGGCAAGCCTAGCAGACCACCCGGAGGTTGCGGTGCCCGATACGGTGAAGGCCGCGGCGGCGGCGGCCCTTGAGGCGCACCGCAAGGCGGCAAGCAAGACCGCTGACCCGGAGGCCATCCTCTTGGCCCGAGACCTTGCGGCGGGCAAGCGGCTTGCGTGGGATCGGGTGCTCAAGCTGGCCCGCTACTTTGCGGAGGTCTACCCCAAGGCCAAGGCCTCCAAGAGCTTTGCGGATGGCGGCCCGGTCTTCCACCGCTATGAGCTCAGGGGCGGAGATGCGGCCCGCGATTGGGTGCGGGGCTTGCTCACGGCCTATGCCATGGCAGCCCACCAGCGGGCCAGCCGTCTCAATGATGGGGGCGGGTGCGGATGCGGGGAGGCCCATGGTGACCTCGGAGACGGGGAGGCGGAAGGGGTCTTGGCCGTTGGTGCTGATGGCAAGGAGTTTGTGACCTACCGTGAGCTCCGCCCGGAGGAGGAGGTGGTGGCATGGGTGACCTTGGCCGATAGTCGCCGCGCCTTGGATGTGGAGCTAGGCTTCGCCCTTGACCGCGTGGCCGCTGACCACCGCAACGCGGTGAAGCGTGCATTGCGGGATGGTTGGCAGCCCGGTGAGCAAGATGCCATTTGGAGCGCCTTCGTGCCGCAATACGCCAAGGTGTTGACGGATGCGGCGGCCACCTTGCGCGGTAGCATCTCGGCGGAGGTGCTCAATGAGGCTGCCCGGAGTGCGGGCGCGGGAGCCCTCACCAAGATGAGCGCGGCGGAGGCGGCGGCGGTCTCCTCCACCATGGCGGCCTCCGCCAACGCCCAACTTGCGCGGGCCGCTGGCCTCACTCAAATGGCGGCGGAGACCATAGCAAACCGGGTGGGCGGGGAGATCTCCGATGCGGTGCTCGGCGGTGCTGATCCCTCCAAGTGGAAGAGCCGCATCACCCCGCTTGGCTTGGCGGATAGTGCGCGGGCCTCTCGCAACCAAGTGGAGGGCGCGGCCCGCGTGGCGACCTATGCTGACACACCCGAGGCCAAGGGCGTGGTGCCCTCGCTCTTGGTGCGGTCAAGCATCCCCGATGGCAAGCGGTGCTCCATTTGTGCGGAGCGGGATGGGGAGGAGGTCAACATGGCGGCCAACCCCGATGCTGAGATCCCGGAGCTGCCCGACCCGGAGTGCCTTGGTGGTGCGAACCGTTGCCGTTGCGGCTGGTTTGTCGTTTATGGCACCTTGAGCTAGGGCTCCGCCACTAGGGTGGGGCTAGGCTTGCACCACGGGCAGGGGCAGCCCTTGAGGCGGTAGCGGGCGGGGGTGTTGCCGCTGCCCGCCTCCACCCCGTTGACCTCGCCCTCCATGATGAGGCGGCCAAGCTCAGAGCGGATCGCCTTCTCTCCTCCGATGCCCACCAGCCTTGAGAGGTGCGCGGGAGAGGGGTGGAAATCCACCGCGTGGCAACGGGTCAAAAGATCTAGGATCTCTCTTTGGCGGCGGGTGACCATGGGGCTCCTTCACTTGGCGGCGGGCGCGGGGGCGAATTGGCACGCTAGCGGGGCAAGGAGGTAGGGGCAAGGGCTTGGCAGGGTGCAAGGAGCGGCGCACAATGGCCCCCATGCGCAATGCCCGCCCAAAGTTCCGCACCCATGAGGTCAACCTCGGGGATGATTCAACCCTCCGATGGGTTAGCCTTCTCCCGGAGGGCGTGATCCATGCCAATGGCATGGCTTGGGATCTTGCGGCGGAGGTCACTGACCCCGATGCCTTGCTCTTCCGCTTCGATGATGTGGTGGCCAGCCTCCACGCTTGGCTTGCGGAGTATGCTCCCCCCATCGCGGTGGAGCACACCAAGGATGGCACGGCGGCGGGCTACCTTCGGCGGATCGTGGTGCTGACCAAGGCGGAGGCGGCGGAGCTTGGGATCAAGCAGCCCGTGAGCCGCATGATCTATGGCGGCCTTGACTTCACCTCGGAGCGTTGGGCCGCGGCCTTTGACGCTGGTGAGATCCCCTACACCTCGCCCAACATTCGCGCCTATGCCTCCACCGAGACCGAGGCGGAGCCCCGCTTCATCTTCGGGATCGGGGAAGTCTCGCTAGTCACCATCCCCCAGATCAAGACCAACCAGATCCCCGTTGCAGAGATGCGCGGGGTTTCACTTGCGGAGAGCCCAATGAAGATGAGCATGGAAGAGTGCGCGGCCTATTGTGCGGAGAATGGCATGGATGAGGCGGCGGTCAAGGCGCTCCTTGCCGCCATGTTCCCGGAGATGCACAAGGAGGCCCATGAGGCCAACCCCGACTTGGCGGAGGATGCGGAGGCCATTGAGGCCGCCGCGGTTGCGGAGCTTGAGCGGGTGGCGGAAATGGAGAAGGTAGCGGAGGAGGAGAAGGAGGAGGAGAAGCCCGAGGCTCTCCTTGGCGAGATCGCCCGCCTCAAGGGTGCCCTTCTCAAGGAGCGCCGCTCCAATGCTCTTGCCGCGGTCACCAGCGACCTCAAGGGCCGCAAGGTCTCCGATGCCACCAAGGCCAAGCTTGCGGAGAGCTACCTCTCCGATCGCACTTCCTACCGCGCTATGATTGGCGATCTTGGTGTGACCTCCACGGCCCCCAAGATGAGCGTGGCCGCTGGCCCCGCCCGCACCACGGCCCCGATCGCTCCGGGCGCGGGTGGCCTCACGGCCTCCCTCTCCGAGGTGCTGGCCAACCCCCGCCGCTTTGCCGACCTCACCGAGGATGCTCAGTGGGGCATGATCTCCGATCTGGCCGAGCGGGAGAAGTGTGAGCATTGGCTCGCCGCCTCTTGGCTCATGACGGGCAAGATGCCTCAGACCGTGCAGGAGCTCCGCAACTCCCGTGGCTTCTCGGGCCGCTAGCCCAACCCCTCACCCCTTCAACCAACGGCCCCTCCACGGGGCAAGGAGATAGCACATGGCACTTGGATCGCTGACATACAAGACCCCCGTCAAGATCGCCGGAATCGGCTCCAATCTCACCGATAAGGCGGGCTTCATTGTCTCGCTCACGGATGAGGATCGGGTGGGCCTCACCACCGCCGCGAACCTTCGCCCCTACGGTGTGATCGTGGTGGGATGCGATAGCCTCACCCCGGGCACCTACCCAAGCCAGATCGCCGCGGGAGCCCTTGAGATCGTGGATGCCTACGGCTCCACGATCGTGGCCATGGCGGGCGGCACGGGTGTCACCTTCGGCTCCGCCGTTTGTGTGACGGCCACGGGCGCTTGCAACAATGCTCCCGTCCTTGGCGCGGGTGAGTGGATCGTGGGCTATGCACTTTCCGCCGCCGCCGCTGGTGAGAGCTTCTTGCTCTCCTTCCAGCCCGTTCGCACTCAGGCCTAGCCCACGGGCTGCCCCAACCTCACCACTTCAACCTTGACTAAGGATCGACCATGCCCACGCCCTTCATGCCCCCCGTTGGAATCAATACCGGAGCACTCAAGCCCGGCATCCTCCAGCGGATCTCCCTCTTCCGCGGCGGTGCGCAAGACACCAACAGCCTCACCCTTGCGCCGATCGTCAAGGTGGCCACCCGTGCGGGCTTCTATCATTTCTTTGCGGAGAATGATGCCTTGCTCACGGGCTCCCCTCAGAACCCGCTGACCCCCGTTGACTATGACACCCCGGCCAGCCCGGGCGGTATGCGCATCTCGGCGGGCACCTTCAACAGCAACCTCTACCGTTGGGGCTTCCAAGTGTTCCCCCTCCAGCAGATTGCGGAGTTCGCGGCGCGTGGTGAGGATATCACGGCGCGGGCGGCCTTCAAGCTTGGCGGCCAAGCAAAGCAGCACCACGCCAAGGTGCTCGGCGCGGTGCTCGATACGGATGGCAACTTCTCCGCCACTCCGAGCTCGGCGGGCGGCGCGGCCACCCCCCTGCAGAATGAGATCAACGCCCTCCTCATTGACCTTGCCAAGCAGGGCGTGGATCTCAATGAGGGCCGTTGGGTTGCCACTTGCAACCTCAACACCGCCAACGATATGTTGCAGTTCAACACCGTTGCGCAGCAGGGCTACGCCCTTGCCTACGCTGGTGGCACTGACACGGCCCGCACGGGTGCAACGGATATGAGCCAGCTCAAGGCATGGTTTGCCTCCAAGCTGATCTGCCCGCTTGAGCTGGTGGTGCTCAATCAGTTCCTCCCGACCACGGGTGACACCGTTGGCGCTCCCGTGATCGAAAATGGCCGCGTGGCCATCTTCAAGATCGCTGAATCTTATGGGGATTCGGGCTTTGTGCAGACCATGACCCCCGACCCCAACGCGGCCCTTGGCCAGATCTACACCTATGATGTGCGGCAGGGGCTGATCGGCATCGGCCTCCATGTTGAGAGCGACTACGGGATCACCGTGCTCGGTGGCCCCGCCAACAAGTGGGCGGCTTGCCTCAAGGGTGTCTCCCTCTAAGGGGTGACTAGGTGGGAGCTCCTCCGGGGGCTCTCCACTTGTGAGCCCACCGGGTGCCCCTTCCTTCCCCCGGTGGTCTCTCAAGCGGAGGATCAAGATGGCGCAAGTTTACCTCTTTGGAGTGGTCAAGGCTGACATTGGGCGGTATCTCCCGCGGATCGCCTTCAACACTGAGACCGCCCCCACGGCCCTTGAGGCCGATGAGATCGTCACTGACCACGCGGCGGATCTTTGCGCCTACCTCTATGGCATGGGGGTGGATGTGCAATTCCTCTCCACCGCCACCACCAGCGCACTCTACCGCACCTGCCAACGCTTCATTATCCTCCGCCTTGCGGCCCAAGTGATGAGGATGCGCAACCAAAACGACACCACCGCGGCGGAGGCTTGGGATGGTGAGGCCGATCGCATCATTGAGCGGCTCCGCAAGCTCCCCCAAGATATGGGTGCGGAGAGGCCCACGGGGGTCAACAGCCCCAACATCCTCCACTCCAATGCGACCTATGCGGCGGAGCTCTACGCCAAGCAAATGAACAGCCAAAGCCGCCTTGCCATCAATGCGGCTCAAGACAAGATGTGAGCACCCCGTGAGCTCCTTCAAGATCACCATGACGGATGAGACGGGCAAGGCCGTTGCCACCCTTGAGGCTTGCCTCCGGGGCGCGGGCGATTGGAGCCCGTTTTGGGCGGGCAAGGATGGGCCTATTGCGGAGGCATGGGCCAACAGCCGCCGCGCCATGTTTCTCACCCAAGGGCGGTCCACGGGCACCCCATGGCCCGACTACACCAAGCAAGAGCGCAAATACTATGTGCCCGTCAAGAAATGGGTCTTGGGGGCCACCAAGGTCACCAAGCAACACCTCTTGCGGTGGGATAAGAGCGCGGGTGCGGAGCCCGGTGGTCAAGAGCGCCTCTTCCCCTCCATGGCGCTGACCACGCACAAGGAGTTTATCTACCGGGTGAGCGGCAATGTGGCCACCATGGGCACCTCGGTGCCCTATGCCCGCAACCATAACCTTGGGCAGGGTGCATACAATCGCAAGTGGAAGACCAAGCGGGGGGTCAAGGTGATCCAAGTGCCCACCCCCAAGCGGCCCCTGCTAGCCTTTGGGCGGCCCTTCATGTTGGCGGTGCGGAATGAGCTCCAAAGGATTGCGATCAAGCAAGGGGGCAAGGTAGGGGTGACCTCGCAAGAGCTCCGGGAGCGGGCCAAGCTTGCGCGTGCGGTGCGGGGTCTCTCATGATAGCAGGATCGGCTAACGGCCCCCAAGTAGTGGCCAACACGGCCAAGGAGCTGGTGGTCGCCAATTGGGCGGTGGTGTGTGATGTGGATTGGCTCAAGGCTATGGGTGCCCCCGGCCTTCCCGCCCCCGTAGCGGGCAACCTCTACACCTCGCACCGCGCCCTCTTCACGGCTGAGACCCAACCCGCCATGGGGCTCACGGTGATCCGCACCGATGCCAAGATCACCGATGCCTTGGGAGCCATGGATCAAGTTCATGAGCTTGAGATCACGGTGACCTCTGATTGGGGCTACTATGACGGGAGCACGGTCAAGCCGCTGGTGAAGGCCGCGCCCGGAGACCCCGCGATCAAGTTCACGGTGGAGGTCTATGAGACCGCCCTCCGCGCCTATGTGGAGGGGGTGGTGATGATTCTCACCAGCCCGGTCTACGGCTTCCCCAACTATGATGCCCGCAATGTGGGCACTCCGGGCTTTACCCCCACGGGGATCTTCAATGCCTCACCCGCGGCGGGGGTCTCCCCCTCTGACTTTGTGGTGGGGGTGGATGATGTGGGATCTTCTTTGATTCAACAGACCGTGAGGGCTACTATTCAAGTCTCCCAACGGCGCTCTCTCGCAAGGTGATCCATGGCTTCTACCGTTATCGCAAGCAACACAAGTGCGGTCTACTTCAAGACCCAGACCACCGTGGGCACGCCGATCGCCTCCTCGGCCATTGTGGCGGGGGATGCCATCCGCTTGATCGGGGCTCCCAAGTTCAGCCCACGCGGTGCGGGCATCATTGAGCGCACTGACACCATGACCCCCTTTGGCGGTGGTCAAGCGGCGGTCACGGGCTCCAAGGGGTGGGATATCACTTTTCAGACCGAGCTCTTTTGGAATGCCAATGTGACCAGCGGAGCTGGTGGCTTTGACAACACCCAGCTTGAGGCTCTTTGGCGGGCCACTCCCTTTGCGGTCACCGTTTCCGCGCCCGATGTGACCTTGGGAGCTCAGAGCCTCTTTGCCACCGCGGGCTCGGCGGCCCGCTCCCCGGCCTATGCGGTGCAACCCTTCACCATGTTCTATGTGGAGAGCTCGGGCAAGCGGTATGCGGCCTTTGATTGCATTGCCATCCCCAAGATCTCGGCTGAGTATGGGCAGCGGGTGATGATTGATTGGACGGTGAAGGGCAAGTGGATCGATCCTGATAGCTATGCCACGGTCACGGCCCTCCCCGCCCCTACCTATGACACTGACCAGCCCCCGATCGTGGCGCTCAATTGCGCCCTCACCCTCACCACCTACTTTGAGAATGTGACGGCCCTCACCAAGTGGACTTTTGACCCGGGCTTTGCCTTGGCGGATGTGGGCGATAGCAGGGAGGCCAACGGCTTTGGCATCGGCCTCTCCACGCTGGCCACCTATCCCTCCCTTGAGGTGGATGTGGCTGACCTCCCGGAAGGCCCGGTCTCGAGCCCCCAGCAGCAGCCCGATTGGGATAAGGCTAACAACAATACGGTCTTCGCCAACACTCTCACGCTGGTGGTCACGGTGGCATCGGGTGACACCATCACCTTCTCCTTTGTGAACCCCCAAGTTATCGCATGGCCCACGGTGGGCGAGACCGATGGCCACCGTAGCCTCACGCTCAAGTTTGGTGCTATCCCCGATTCCACCACTCCGAGCCCGGCCACCATTATCTTCAATGCAACGGTCTAGGCCCATCTAGGGCGGTTCAAGGGAAGGAAGGCAACATGGCAATCGAGTTTGTGGAGAAACATTGGATCACGGTGGAGAGCAAGCGGGGCACTGCCCGCCTTTGCGTGCGGGAGCCCAACGCCCTTGAGGGGGCACGCTACCTTGGGGCCATCAATCGCTCCCGGGCACTCATGGAGACGGATGAGGCCGCGGGCTTTGAGGCGCTCATGGAGACCCATGCGGGCCTCCTCACGGCTTG